AAAAGTCAAAGTTTTATCAGCCTTTTCGACTAAAATATCTCTGTCTTTAACTACCATTGTCATTAACTTCTTAGGCCCGACAATGAAGGTAAACTTGGCTACAGCTCCAAACTTCTGGATAATAGCTGGATACAGCTTAACTGATATATGACTAACTACGGACAATAACTTTTCTATTAATCTAGAAAGAGTTACAGTGTGTGTAGAAACAACATTTAACAGCTTTGGTATTGCTTTGGTTAAACTAGCCGTAGAGCTAACTACAGTTTGTAAAGTCTTGTAAAAGAAGAAATGTACAACAATAGTAACTGTACTTGAAACACTAGCTATAACTCGCTTTCCTACTTGTTTAAGGATAGTAGCTAAACTAATAACTGCCACAGATAGTGTCTTAGGTACTGATTTAAACAAACTAGCTGTCGAAGTAACCAGGACTGAGAAAGTACGGCTAATTGCTCTACCTATGGTTATTGAGCTTACTACTGCTATTGAGAAAGCTACTAAGTGCATTGCTATGTCGCTAAGCACCACAATGGTGTGCTCAACAACGGTAGTCATAATTTTACTTATTGCTTTTCCAATAGTCACAAGGCTATTAACTGTTACAGCTAAAAGCTTAATTGGTAGTTTAACCAATGTAGCTACAGATGTAGAAATAACACTTAATAGTTTTGTTGCTGACTTGATAATACTTGCTGTGCTTGTAGAAGTTATAGTTAAGGTTCTAAACCTAGATACTAACTCGCTGATTGTTGCTAAACTGCTAGACAAATAAGTAATAAACTTATTGATAGTTCTAGTAATTGTTGCAGTCGATGTAGACAAAACTGTCTTAATAACTGCTATTGCTCTCTTTATAGTAACTGTCGAAGTAACAGCATAAGTTAAAGTTCTAAACAAACTTTGAAGCTTACTAATTGTTACTGTCGACGTTACTGCGTAGCTAAGTGTTCTTAGTAACGCTAATACTCTAGTGATGGTGCTAGTACTTGTAGAGGTGACAGTCAATGAAGGCGTTAACGTAATGTTATCGCTTCCATCAATTACATCTCTATTTATACTAGAACCATTTAATGCCATTAACTGAACTGTATTTTAAAAGTAAACTGAATTGAATCGCTAGTATTCAAAGGAATGCCTGTAAAGTCACCCTTAACAAACAAGTTACCAGAAGTAGAGGCATCAAACAAACCAGCGTTAGTGATTGTCTCACTTGTACCAGCAGTTTGTGTACCTACAACTTGAAATGTGTCGTTTGTTGTGGATGTTGTAACTTGAGAAGTAGTTCCACTAACACGTGGCGTTACCTCTGTAAACAAAGTTGTATCTGTTGCACCAGTCGTACCTGCACCTGTACCCCAAGCCACATACTTAGGCTGAGTAGCTGCACCACCATTAAGGTAGTTGGTTACGATGGCTTTTCCAGTATTAACTAGGAGTGTAGCCATGTTTATTTCCTTTCGATAAGTTTTCCTTTGCAGGAATAACTCTTAAATTATATTCAACATGTAATCCACAAACATCTGCACCTTGTAAAGGTACAATATGGTCAACATGCCAAAGTTCTTCAGTGTTTTTATTTAACATAGCAGCTAATTGATACTTAGCTTTAATTGCTACTAAATTAGCCCACTGAGGGGTTGCCTGAAACTGTTTTGCTCTATACTTTGCCGTATTATTAGCAGCGTAAGCAAGATTATTTTTTACCCACCTTAGTGCGGTGTTTCTTTTCTTGTCTATGTTGTCTAATACCCATTTATTTACTTTATTAACAATTTCTTGTTTATTTTGTAAATAATAAGTTTTAGAATACGCTTTTCTGCATTCTTTGCATGAAGGATATAAACCAGTTTTTTGTTGCTTGCACTTTGAAAAGCAATTTAATAATTTTTCTTGTTTACATTTAGAACATTTTTTAAATGTTTTATCCATTTTTTAATATTCCAAATTAACTGTTTTAAAGGGTTTTTATAAAAAGCATCTATAACGCCAAGTTCTTCCACAGTACCATCAGCACGAATGATAGTGGCAACAAGTTGAATTTCTTTGGCGTCTAGATTAGTTTGCATAATTAGCCCGGACCTTGTTTAACAAGTTCAAGAACGATTGTATAAGAAAGAATAGCCCCTGTAGACCATCCTTGAGTTTGTAGTGTAATTTTACCTGTGGGTGAAGTTGCGTTGTTTACAATACCGCCATAACGCCACGCATCTACTTTACCACGTCCTACAAAATTACCAATACGAACTGGACTACTAGCGTCCCAAAATAGTTCTACATCTAAGCCATCTTCAACGTCAAAGTTAATCTTATTGATTCTAAGTTTAGTGGCTTTAACGCCGTTAATGTTGTAATCAGATAAAGTAGCCGGGTCAACAATAATTGTAGAGCCTTGGTCAGATGTATCTAAAAGACCATCTAATTTAAGAATCGTATTACGTGGACCATCTACTAAAGTCTGAATAGTAGTTGAGTTAGCCATTGTAACCCCCTATTAACGTGTGGTTTCTTCAGCAATTAAAGCGTAGTCAATAGTAACTGTTTCAGTAGCAACAGGAGTAATACTAAAGAAAGGCGACATTAAAGCATTGCTGATTGTTGTACCAGTAGTACCAATAGTAACACCTGATACACGAGCAATCATGTTGTCAGAAACAAACACTTGCAAGTCAGTACCATCGTAGTAGAAACCTACGTCAAGGTACGTATCAGCAACAACAGTAGTAATACCTGTAAGCAATGTTGTAGAAACGTTGTTAACTACAGAAACCAAGTTCAAAGAAGTTGAAGAAGCTGGTTTGGTAAAGTATAAACGGTCAGTAGTAGCAATAGTGCCACCGCTAACTTTAGACATACCAAAGTTCAATACCATAGCACCTGCAATAGCAGAAGCCTTGATACGATGTAAGAACCAGAACTTGTTACCACCAATAAATTGGAATGTAGCAGCAGTACGATACACAGAAGCAGCAGTAGCGGATACTGGTGTTAAAACACCGATACCGTTTAAACCATCAGCCAATGCAAAAGCAGCACCGCCAGTGATTGTACGAGCAGCAGCAGCACCTAAGTCTGTAAAGTCGTTGGAATATGTAAATACATCAAGACCTGCGTCAGAGGATGTATGGAAAGGGTCTGGCAATGGATAATCGCCTAGTGGTTTGCCTTTTGCAACGGTGGCAATACCGTATGTAAATCTTGTTGGTGTTCCCATTTGTATCTCCTAAAAGTGATGGGTCACGTCAATTAAGACGTTTAGGATAAAAAGTGTTACGAGTGATTTTTAATACTAGCTACAGGAGTCATGCGTTTCTTTTTAACGCCAGACAACTGACCGCCTTGATTCTCTACTGCTTGGGTGTTACCGAGACCTTTTGGTGCTTTTGCTTTAGGAGCAGCCATATTACTAGGCTTGTCTTTAACAACTGCATTCTTAGGCTCTTTAATAATTGGATAGTCCATTATTCATTCCTAGTAAGGCGGTGAGGAAAGAAACGTTTTAAGTTCCTAACCCCACCATTATAACATAATCTAGTTCTCTTGTAAAGAACTATTTAGTCATTAAGGACCGTTAACGCCATACACAGCACGTGGGTCTGACCAACCGAAACTATAACGCTCATAGCCTTTAGCTTTAGCATTCATAGTGTCAAAGTCATTGTCTTGGTCAAATGTGATACCAACACGTTCATAGTATTTCATACCATTTTGGATGTTAGTACGCAAGAACCAAGCATGTGGACTTGTGAGGTAATGGTTCATAACGATACCTTCTGGGATGGCATTAGTTGCCTTCAGAACGTTGATGTCGTTATTTGCAGTACCTGATTGGAATACAGACTTCAGAATGCGGTTAGCGTTGTACCATTCTTGACGAGCTACAATCAAAGAACGTGGCATTACGTTAATCAACAAACCACGGTCATTTTGGAAACCCATGATTGCGATTGTTGCATCTTCCAAAGAAGCTTCGGAGAGGTCAACAGACACAGTAGGGGTATTAGCAAAAGTACCACCAGAAGTATTTGGATGAGCTGTAGAGCACAAAGGTTGAGCATCACCACCTGTGTAGGTAGCATTGAACGCACGATTGTAAACGTTAGCACCAATATTTTCTTTGGTTTGACGGAAAGACATAGCTAAAGCAGCAGCACGACGCTTAGAAACTTGCTCATACAAATTGTCATCCAACTCTTCTTTAGTTACGATGTAACCAAGAGCGTATGCAACGTGTGTGTAGCGAGTTACGAAACCTTGAACTTCTGAATCATACTGAACGCCTTGACCTTCAGATTTAACAGGAGCAAGACCAAATCCAGTTAACTGAACGTCTTCCTCGTAGTTTTGATGTGAAGTATCTTTGTCGAACAAGTGAATATATTCTTCAGGATGTTCGTCGTAAGTTTGACCCCACCAAGCTTTAACACCAGGCCATAGGGCCTTTGGGTGAGTACCAGTTGTAATTACACCAGCCATTTTTTATTCTCCTATTAAGCGCCGAAGGCTTGTAAATATTGGTGTTTATTAAACTTCACCAAAACGTTATTGTAAGCACCAGGAACATTGCTTGGCTCTTGGTAGAGACCAACAACTTGGAACATGGAAGCTGCAGTAGCAGAGCTATCGCAAGTTACATAAGTGCTTGAGAAAGGTGAAGACTGGGCCAATGTTGAAGTCTGGTCAGCAGTGATTGTTGGAACTGCAGTAGCACCAACTTTAGCATCTGCAGAAGCGTTAGCTTGAACAGAGTAAATTACAGCAGGGTCAGTGATAACATAAACATAGGTATATGAACCAGCACTTAAGCCAATCCAGAGTTGTGCCAAGTTTAAGTTAGTACCTTGCAATGAAACACCTGGGTTAGCTACACGAATGGAAGCAATAACACCTAGTGGAACGGAAGCAGCTACAGCTTTAGTAACGAGTGGAACACCATTAGCATCATTACCGACAGCAGACTTCACAACATCGCCAATAGCGTATGTGTTGGATGCGTCGTTAGCGATAGCGTAAAGTACGCCTTGCTCGTTAAAGGGTGCACCAGTGATTGTGCCAACTGGCGACAATCCTGTTACGGCATTTACGTTTGCCATTTTTTTTCCTTAATTAGAAAGTTTTAAAATTTAATACCAGCATTGTAGAAACCTGTGGAGTCTACGCCAGGTGTATTACCACCACGGATTGCTGCATCGGTTTTGTCGTTACGCTCTTGTAATTGACGTTGGTCTTCAAGCCACCACTCTTCTTTGATTTTCATCAAATAAGCATACATTGGGTCGCCCTTCTCACCAGCCCCTACTAAGAACCTAACCTTATCTCCTACATCGGTGTTACGTGATGTAACATTATCCGTAACGCCACCTACCTCGCTAGGGTGAACAAACTCATAACCGTTTTCAGTGGCATTCTGGATGCGCCCAGGCGTGTCATTGAAAATATGCAAGTGATACCCTTCAATTTGGTTTCCTACTTGCAGCTTACCTTGAGTCCCATTAAATACGCCTTTTTTACGTTCACGTGGACGCTCTACCTTAGTAGACTCTGGTACAGCTTTAACTTCTTTTTTAATTTCAGTCATGTTCTTTCTCCCTTAATCCCATTCATATTCTGCAACATAAGCTTCTTTGGTCATAAGACCTTGCTTAACGAATTTATCACAAGCTGCTTTAGCTTCTGCAGGTAAGTTGTTGTAAGATTTCTTTCCAGTGCCCACTGATGGTCTAGCTGTCCCATTAGAGGAGCCTTCCATCGGATTCTGTACTCGTTTCTTACCAAACTTCTCTGGTAGCATTGCTGTAAGTTCCTCATCTAGTTTATCCAAGAAGGCTTGACCGTTAAGGCTAGGGTTCTCACGACGGAGTTCAACACCTAATCCATTAGCAATACCAGTCATTCTTGTATCTTTACCAAACCAGTCATTCTTCTCCATCCATGTATTTAAGATTGGGTCAGTAGTGACTTGTGGAACTTCTTTAGCTTTTTCTTCAGCTTCTTTTAAGTCTTGTTTTGCTTCTAGACGCTCTTCTTTAATAGCATCCATGGCATCGTCAATCGCTATTGCTCTGTCACCATCGCCTTGCGTAATTGCTTCACGCTTAGCTTGCTTCAGATTCTCTAGCTGACTTTCCAAGTCTTTGGTCTTTCGCTCAAATTGTTGCTTTTGAAACTCACGAAACTCTTTAGCAGTTTCACGTGCTTCTTCAGCCATCTTTTTAGCTTCACCTAATTCTTTAAGCAGTTTCTCATTGTTCTTACGAAGGATTGGCATAATCTCTTTGCCACGACGTACAAACGTCTCAGCATCAACCCAATCGCTCTCAGAGCCACGGAACTCATCTGCTGCTACCCAGCCCTGCGCCCTTGCTTCGGACTCGTACTGAGGGGCTTCTGGAGCGTCCTGTGGTGCTTCTTGTTGTGTTACTTCACTCATGGTTTTCTTCCCTGTGCTAGATGTGGGTCAATCAACTTCATGTCATCATCTAATTTACATACTAAGTTGTCGTAGTTAATCATTCGATAATCTACGCCATCTTTACCTTTGTACATCAAACCAGCATACTTAGCGTAGCCAACTCTCATACCTACTGAAACAACACCGTCTGGAACTTCTTCACCTAAGGCAATAATCTCACCTGTAGTATTTGAAAGCTGTTCTCGCTCGCTGGTCTCTGCAGTAGAGATAATGATTCCACTTGCTGTCTTTTCTTCCACTTCGAGAGGTTTAATTAAAATCCTATCAAATACTGGAGTAATGCCAGACACATTAGTCATCCTTCTTCTCCGTTACTGAATTCATTAGCTCGTTGTAGTCTAAAGCTAGAATAGCTGTACATGCTGCTGCTCGTCCTCGAATACTCGCATCATCTTCGGTTCCTGCTAACAACATTTCTTTTAACCACTCTCTGTCGTTGTAAATAGCTTTCATAAAAGCTTGTGTTACTCGACTTGCCTTCCACTCGTGAAACTCTTGCTCTGTTACGACGATTGCCATACTTCCTCCTTAGTAAACCTACTCTTTTGCTGCTCCCTCTTTTGGTGCTTCTTGAGGTTTATTAATGTCAGACAGGTGCTTTTCAAGAGCCATAACTGTCTTCATACTATCTTGAATACCTTCTTGTTTAGCTTTAGCTGCACCAATTTGAGCATCTAGCATTGCAATATCATGTCCAGCCTGCACACCACCAGCTTGTTCAATAGAGAGGATAGCGTCTGCTTCCAATTTATGAATCTTAGCTTGTTGTAGCTCTGCAGCTTGTGCCAACTTGATAGCAGCCAATTTAGTTTGCAATTCCATATCCATTTGTTTAATCTGGCTACGCATTTGCTCAATTTGAATCTTCTCTGAAGGTCCTGGTTTGATAGCGTTAGGACCTTTAGGGTCAGGTAACAACTGGTCAATGTTAGAAACTTTCATTGCTTTAAGGTAGTTCTTCTGAACTTCATACATATTCATGCCTGGAGTTGTAGAAGCTAATTGTAGCAACGCTGAAGCTTGTTGGATACGTTGG